GAAATATCTTGGCGATGAAGTCGATGAACAGCGCAAGCCATATCGGTTGGAAACGATCGTTCGGACCAATACGACCGCTGCGATGAATCAAGGGCGGCTGGTACAAATTCGACAATCGTCTGAATTCGTGCAAGGTGTCATGTATTCAGCCATCATTGATTCGCGCACGTCGCCGGTTTGCGAACACCTGGATGGCCGCGTGTTCAAGACTGGTGATTCCGATCTGGATGTCTTGACGCCGCCGAACCATCACAATTGCCGGTCCGTGCTGGTGCCCGTACTGATCGACGAGAAAGTGGACCGAAAGCAACGGATCACATCGGCTCAGAAAGGCCGTGCCAAAGACTTGGCCGGAAAAGGTTTCGTATAAGCAGGAGTGGAGCATATGGATGACGATGACGACAAAAAGCCGGACGAAAAGCAGGAACTGTTCAAGCTTGAGGGCGTTGAAATCTTTGCGACTGGCGTGCATAACGGCATCAAGTTTGACAAACGCGATTTGCAAGACATGATCGCCGCGGCAAAGAAAATCGATTTCTCACCAGTGATCAAACAGGGCCATGGATTTTTCGAGGATGGCTTGCCCGCGCTGGGTTATATTGACAACCTGCGGATCAAGGGCCGCAAGTTGGTTGCTGACTTCATTGATATGCCCAAGGTCGTTTATGACGCCATCCGCACCCGGCGGTTTGATCGCGTGTCAGCGGAGATTTTCTTCAATTTCAAACGCGGCGGGGAACTGTATCGGCGCGTACTCAAAGCCGTTGCATTGCTTGGCGTCGAAATCCCAGCAGTGGCCAACCTCAAGCCGTTGAACAAGTTGTTTTCTTACAATTCGGAATCCACCGACACGGTGGTGTATGCCTTTCAAGTCAACATGGAGGACCAAAACGTGGGCGACGAAACCAATGACATCGATGTATCGCAAGTCATGGCTCGGCTTTCGGAATTGGAAAAATCCAATCAAGCGCTGAAAGCGGAAATCGAAAAGCGCGATGAAAAGATCAGTCTTTTCTCGCGGCAGCTCAACGAAACGGCGCGGCGCAATGCGGAAATGGAAGTGGAGCGCAAGCTGGAGCATTTCAGTTTGCCGGCGATTCGTGACCACCTGAAAGCATTGTTGCTGTTCTCGCGTGAGAACGTCACGGAAGTGCAATTTGCCGAAAACGGCAAAGAAGAAACTGTCTCGGTCGGCACGGTCATCGAAAAGATGATGGGCCAGCTGGACAAGATGGGCCGGTCTTTGTTTTCGACGCAGTCCAAGAGCACGGACGAACCTGGCAACTATGATGATCCGTCCGAAGAGGTTGACGCGCAGGTCTTGAAATATTGCGCCGAACACAAGCTCAGCCCGACACGCGATTACGCGCGCGCCATGGAAGCGGTGTTTGAACTGGATCCGGAACTCAAGGAGCGCTACGCCAGCGTGCAAAATTAATCGTCACAAGGGGCTGTCATCATCGATTGAATGAAGGAGTTACATCATGTCCACGTTCGAAAATCTAAAGGCTGCGGTCGACTTGCGCGATGCGCAGTATCATCTGGTTCGGCTGTCAGGGGCCTTGACCGTTAACATTTCCAGCGCCGATTCGCAAACCGACGGCATTGGTGTTCTGGTCAACCGACCAAATTCAGGGCGCGCTGCCAGCGTCTCACAAGGCCCTGGCGTCGAGTACGTGACAACGGGCGCAGCGGTATCGGCCAACGTGTTCATTACCAGCAACGGCTCAGGGCGCGCCATCGCCGCATCATCGGGTGACTTGGTCTATGGCCGTTCGCTGGAGGCCAGCGCTGCGGACGGCGACATTGTCCGGTGCAATATTTTCCCGCCGTTCATTCTGCCGCGGTAACGGTTGTTTGGATTTTCTTTAACTCAAGGAGTGTGAACCATGCCTATCCCTATCAATGACGCCGTCCATCATGACCGTCCGTTGTCCAACTTGTCGTTGATGGCGTTTGAATCGTCGCCGGGTTTTATTGGTCAGCGTCTGTTTCCGATCATCAACGTCGGCAAAGAAAGTGACCGGTATTACATCATCGAAAAAGAATCGTGGCTGCGTGCGCCGAATGCGCTTCGCGCGCGAAAATCATCGGCTGCCACGGTTAAATACACGGTATCCAGTGAATCGTATTATTGCGATAACTATGCATTGCGAACTGATAACGCACTGGAAGATCTGAGTAATGCCGATACCGCATTGCAATTACGACGTGATTCAGCGCTGTTTCTGACTGACATGCTGTTGCGTGATCTGGAGGTGCGTACCGCCAATATCGTGACCAGCATCAGCAATGTAGGCAGCGGCGTGACGCTGTCCGGAACGTCGCAGTGGAGCGATTATGTCAATTCTGATCCGCTGGCGGACGTTACCACGGGGCACGCTTTCATCCGGCAAAACACGGGTCTGAAGGCCAACGTCGCGGCGATGTCTGAAGACACGTTTGAAATCCTGCGGCGTCACCCGCAGTTGCTGGAAATGTACAAATATACGTCTGGTGGTCAATTGGATCAGCAACAACTGGCCAGCGCGCTGAACGTCAGTGAGCTTCTGATTTCATCGGCAGTGTATAACAGCAACCTGCGCAATGTCAGCAACACGGCATCGATGAGCACCATTTTCGGGAACAACCTGTTTTTAGCGCATGTCCGTGCCGGCCAGACGTTGAAAACGCAGACGTTTGGCTTGACGTTCCGCTGGCGGCCGGAAGGCATTGCCTCACCGATGCAGGCAGTTCGTTACATGGATGGTGACCCGTCGAAAAAAGTGGAGTGGACCGAAGTCGGTCATTACATTGACAACAAGGTGGTGGCAAAGGACCTCGGTTACTTGATTGCGTCCACCCACTAAGAGGGCTGAGCCATGCAACGATTGTTTACCGACAGCATCGGCCGGTTCCCGGCCGGTGCAATTCGTGACTTTCCCAAGCAAGTCTGGTCTCAGATTGCGCGCTCTGCCGGCAAGCCGTTGGATGAGTTTACCGTGGCCATTGAGAACGTATCACAATACGTTACGTCGACGGTTCCCGTTCAACAGGTACGCCAAGGCAGGCCGGAAAAAAGCCCCTTACAGGGCGTCTCTGAAGACCTGAAGCGCACCCTGGAAACGCCAGAATCTTTTCCCGGTGTTCCGCCGCCGACACCGAAACGTCAAGAACGTCAAGGAGGAAAACGACGATGACAACTCCCATTGAAACGCTCAATCGTCCGCTGATCAAAAGTGCCCCGTTGGTCGATGCAACGTCCAGCAGCAACCAATACGTCGGCCGCGTGGCTGTGGCGTCTGGCGATTCAACGGTTACCGTCTCCACGCAAGTGGTCAATTCCGATTCGATCATCATGCTCAGTTATCAGACGATGGTCGCTTCTCATCAATCGTTGGCTGTTTCGGTTTCGACGATTTCACCGGGCAATTTTGTGACGTTTGCACTGTCTGGAGCAACGTTGACGTCTGATATGACCATCATGTTTGAAATCAAGAGGGCTTCGTAATGGGTGCCGTAACGATACAACACGTGATCATTAATTCCGGCGATACGGTGTCTGGCATGTTCAAACAGAGTTACGCTGACCTGACCGCCATTCAATTTCCAACGATTGACAGCGCGGCATACGCGTATCTGCAATGCGCCTGGGATACAACATCGGCCAATTTCGTGCGCGCCATGGCGGCCGATGGTCTGGGATATTTTGCTATTGCGACCAACGCGGGCAGCCTGTGTGCGACGCTGCAAGAGGCAGTCATGCCATACGAAAACGTCCGGGTGGAACTGTCTGCCGCGCAAACCGATGTGAGGACATTGACGATCATCAGCAAGAGGCTGTAACCATGGGGCATCGTGCACTACGTCTGATTCGCAATCCGCCGGATCCGAATGCGGTTCGTTTTGTTCGGCAGACGATTCACTCTCGCCGGGCTTCCGGTACGCTTACACGTGCCAGCTCGCAATGGTCGATTCGTGATGGCAAGGTCGTTGAGGTGGGGAATGATCAACCGGCGTTTTCGGACAATGGGTTGGACATCTGGGAGCCGGTGACCAATTCGTTGTTGTATAGCGAGGATTTTACGAACGCGGTATGGGATAAGTCTCAGGTTTCCGTAACATCGAATCAAGGTACTATTCCCGGTCTTGGCCAAGTTTTAGATCTGATTGCTGATAATTCTACGACTGCCATCCACCGGGTAAGACAATATTTTACATCGTCATCAAACGTTTTCGCTGGCGGTGTTTTTATGAAATATTCCGGTGGGCTTGAATGGGTACAGCTCAGGGTTGGTTCAGGAGGGAATACTGTTCGTTTTGATGTTGATGTTAAAAATAAAACTGCCAACACTCCTACAACGACTGGAACGGGGATTTTGTACGACTATGGAATACAGTTACTTGATGATGATGTAATTTGGGCGTCGATCAGTGGTAAAGACATTGATGACGGAACGGGAACATATTTATATCTCGCTGTTGCCAACGCCCCTGGAGCACCCGCTTATTCAGGTACCGGTCAGTCTGTTCTTCTTGGCGGGGGCGTATTATCTGCATTATCAATGATGCCACCTTATATCCGTACCACCTCATCAACCGCATCCCTGGCAACGAACCAATACAAACTGCCAATCAGTTCATCTGATTTACCATCAACCGGATGGACGCTATTGATTGAAGTGGTCATTCATTTTTCACACACGTCGAAAACGCCAGATAGCATCTTGCTGTCTTCCCGCAATGATGCGAACAACTACATTCATTGCTCTTTCGGTCCGGCAGCCAACGACATCATTGAGTTTCGTAAGACCGTCGCTGGGACGAATTACAACGCGACGGCAACAGGCTTAGTAACGTATTCGCCGGGAACGCGCCTACGTATTGCGCTTCGCTGGGATCCATCTGCCGGAACGGACATTTTCGTAAATGGCAGCAAAGGGACCAATCAGGCCGATACCAATGCGCCTGTTTTGGGATCGACGATCGATTTTCACTGCTTCAACGGTGTTTGTACTAGTTCTGCGTTTTCTCATCGGCAATTCAATACTGAGAGTCATGCGCTGACTGATTCCGAATGTCTGGCATGGACGGGTAACGTATGAGCAAGTACTTGCATGGAATCTCAAAGACAACGGAAAAGGGCTCATGGACGTCATTGGGATCTACGAGCTACTACTACGGTTACGTCACTTACCCCGACGCCCATAAACTTGCCGGTCCGTATACGCTCTGGGACCCGGCAACCGGCCGGGTTGTGTTGGATACGTTGTCCCTCCAGGACAAAGATACGCTACGTGACAGCCTGGGCGGATCGATCATGCTCCCAGACTACCCAGCCGGCTGGCTGCCCAAACCAGTGCCTGACGATGGATCACAATCGATGATCGTTGGCGTTTGTACGCACGCAAATTTGACGGATGATAACGATCGACAGAAGGTTATTGACATTCTGAATAACCATGGTTGGCCTATGCGGGATGAGATTTCTTGGTCAACGCTGGAGCAAACCGCCGGCGTATTCGATCCGACGGTTAACGGCGCGTGGACGCGACTAGATGTTTATCGCCGAACAATGAATCACGGGGACATCGCTATTCTGGATTATTCGAACAAGATCTACTACGGCGAGAGCCTGGATGGAAATGGAAACCTGAAAACAAATATTCCGACCGGTGATTTGACGCCGTGGGTGGAGTACTGCAAGCAGGCAACGGCATTATTAGCGCCTTACGTTCAAATTTTTGAGATTTGGAACGAACCCGACATTGGTTTGAGTACATCCAGGAAGAACAATGGCGGTATCTCACCGCAAGAGTACATCGACATTCAGAAAGCATGCTATGAGGCGGTTAAGCCGCTTTATCCAAACCATACTTTCATCGCGCCGGCGGTCACTAGAAGTGGGGCAACCAATGGCTGGCTGGAAGAATGGTACCGCCTCGGCGGCCGTCAATACTGCGACGCGGTGAGCATTCATCACTATCGATATTGGGAAGGCAACAACACGCCTGAGGGCGCCCTGGCGGAAATCATTGATGTTCACAACCGCGTGCCTGAGGACATCTACATCACCGAAATTGGCTGGCCAGACAATTACGTTTCAGTGCAAACGCAATGGGACTATTGGCGTAAATGCATCGACTTGTTTTCACAGCAAGGCTGGATCAAAGGCGTCTGGTGGTACGACCTCTGGAACGATTGCACTGACACCAGCAAGACGGTCTGCAATTACGGCTTTTACGATACCGGCCTGAATCGCAAGTACGACCCTTTTCCATGAACCAAGCGTAATAGGAGTAGGAACCGATGACGCAATACAAACTAGACATTTTGTTTTTATGTGATGGGCTTCCGTTTGATGGCGAAACAATCCGCAAATCAAGTCTTGGTGGCTCTGAAACGGCGTGTATACAATTGGCTGAGGCTCTGGCTGCCAGGGGACATCGATGCAACGTGTTTTCACGTTGCGGTGAAATCAAAACGGTCAATAAGGTTATTTATTACCCCATTGAAAACTGGGACGCGTTCACAAAGCAAAGCATTTTTGATGTTGCCATTATCCAGCGTTGGCCGAAATTTCTGATTCCCAGTTATCAGACGCGTATTAATATTTTGTGGTGCCACGACATGGTTACCGCGGAAATGATGCCTGATTTCCGTGGTGTTGCCTGGAACATGGACCGGCTGGTTGTGGTATCGGAATTCATGAAGAAACACTATCAGGAAATGCTGCTGTTACCTGATGAGTTGTTCTTTATCGGCCGGAACGGTATTGATCTTTCACTGTTTGAAAAACCAAACACGAAAAGAGACAAAAAGAAACTGGTCTATGCCGCCAGGTTTGAGCGTGGCATTGATAACGTGATCCGCATTTTCAAAAAAATACTTGAGCGCGACCCAACGTATACGCTATATATTGCCGGCTACAGCGATCTGAACATTTCAGATCCGATGAAGGTGTTTTATCAAAACAGCTACAGGCAATTACACGAGTTGGGCGATTCGGTTGTCATTCGACAAGGTTTGTCAAAGCGTGATTTGTATTCCCTCTACAGTTCTGCCGGCGCTTACATTTATCCTACTCCTTCGGCAATCTATGGAGGGTTTCGTGAAGTATCATGCATTACAGCCATGGAATGCATGGCAGCCGGATTGCCCTTTATCTCAACAAAAAATGGTGCACTACCGGAAACTGTTCCGGATCATTGTGGCATCCTAATTGATATTGACCCAATCAAAGAGCGTGAAGAATATGATGAGACATTTATTCATCATGTTTTGAGTGTCACAACCAATGATGGTTATTTTGATGGACTGTCACAAAATGCATTGTCTTATGCAAAATCATTGCAATGGGGCGATATTGCTGAACAATGGGAAAAAATGTTTTTTGATATTTTTAAGGCCAATACGAAAAACATTGATACCCTTGTCAATCATTTTGTCCGGCACTCAGACATCATGGCGGCCGATTATGTTTTGCAAAAAAATGGTCAAACATCGACAGAGCTTGAAACGCTTTATGGTTTTCGCCATTCCGAACAAGCGCTGATTGATCATTATTCGAAAAGCGTCAAAGAAAAAGAACGTAACGTTTTTGATGAAACGATAAAGAAAAGCTATCGATATCAAGCGTTGAAAGGTTTCGTGCAGGAATATCAAGAACACATTTCATCAATACTTGATTACGGCTGCCATGACGGTGAATTTTCAATTCATCTGTCCAATGAATTGGATAAAGATATTTTTGTGTATGGTTACGATTTTTCAGAGCCAAACATTGATGTCGCAAACAACCACAAAACAAACTACGCAAAGAAACCAAAGTCAATCTTTTTCTCACACAAAAAGCCGCCGTATGGGAAAACGTTTGATCTGGTTGTGCTTCAGGAAATCATTGAGCATCACCCGGAGCCATGGAAACTGATCGATGATGCAGAGCGTTTTGCCACGGTAGGCTCTATTATTTACGTAACTGTGCCGTATGGACCGTGGGAATATCAGATTTATGATTCAGGCTATCCACGGCAACACCTGTGGGAGTTTGATCACCATGACTTGATGGATCTGTTTGGAAAGAAAAAGGCGCTCAGAATCGACGTGCTGCCGACTGACGGGGTATCAAAAAAAATGAACACGCCACTTGGCTGGTATGTCATCAAATATGTCTACGATCCGGATTGCCCGACAGGCAAAATTGATATGGATCGAAAAGCGCTGATCCAGCGGCCGCGGCAAACGGTATCACTGAATATGATTGCCGGTCCTGAAAGTGAGCAAACATTGGATTGGTGTTTGAATTCTGTCAAATACATTGCTGATGAAATTGTCATTGTCGATTGTGGCATGTCTGATGAAGCCTGCGAGATTGCAGAAAAACATGGTGCAGACATTGTTGCGGGTGTTGATCCTAAACAGGAAGGATTTGAAACCGCAAGAAACATTGGCTTGGAGTATTGTAGCAGCGATTGGATTTTATGGCTGGACACCGACGAAAAATTGGTTGACCCACAAAAGCTTCATAAGTATTTGCGCCACAATATTTTTCAAGGATATTCGATTCAGCAACACCATTTTGCTTGCGATACGACGTTCCCGCCGGATTTGCCGGTCAGACTGTTTCGGAATAACGGAAAGCTTCAATGGTATGGCATGATTCATGAACATCCTGAAACAGAACTTAATGGGGGACCAGGGGAAACCATCGTGTTGGGCGATGTACACATTGCGCATTTGGGCTATTTGATCGAAACCGTCCGCAAAGAGCGATTTGTCAGGAACTATCCACTATTGCAGCGCGATGTTGAAAAATATCCGGATCGGAATCTCAACAAGCATTTTATTATGCGGGATAACATGATTTTGTGTTCTGATCTGATTCGGATGTCAAACGGTCAATTGACCGACGAAATTGTGGAGCGGTGTTATCAAACGATTGATTTGTGGCGGAAACATTTTCGTGGAAACCGCTTGCGAGCCAACACGGATACGATTGATTACTACAGCCAGGCTTGTGCATTTCTTGGCATAGGTTTTGAAGTGGATTTCAGTTTTTCCGTTTCGCGGCTCAATGCCAATCCGGAGCCGCACCGTAAAATTCGTTTTGCAAACATTGAAGACATGGAAATTGAAATGTCAGCCAGGTTGCGGTATCAATCGGAAATTTTTTCCAAATCGTCGGAGTCAGATTGATGGCAGTCAACGCGTTACCTGTCAATTACACGAACGTGGATACGGTGCTGGCGAAAGTGACTTGGATCAATTCGCTCACCAACATTTCATCGTCTGAAATTGCGCTGCATCTTGGCGATGCGGAAGCGTTGATCAATTCGAGACTGGCATCGCGTTATGCGGTGCCATTCTCAGCGCCGTATCCACACCAAATCCAAGCGCTGGCGGCGAACATCGGTATTTATTTTTTGTTGTCGCGTGTCAGTTGGGCATCTCAGCGAATTGGCGACGAAGAGTTTCTGGAGCCGTTCAAAGAGTCGTTGAAAATGCTGGATGATATAGCTGAAGGCAAAATCACGCTGGTCGATAGTGGAGGCACGCTGGTCACTGAAAGCGCGGCCGTTGCCGGTGTGCAATCCAGCCACGATGGTTATTTGCCGACGTTCCATGAAGGCGAATGGGTGGATATGATTCGTGATGAGGACAAACTGGATGACATTCTGGATGATCGGGACTTGTAATGGGCATTGAGCTTTTGCTAGACGCTGTAGCGCTGAAGAACAAATTTGATCTGGTGGTCAACGCCATGTCCAACAAGCAACTGCTCAACGCCATTGGGCTTCGGCAGATTCGGTTCATCGATCAGAATTTCAGAGCCGAAGGCATTGAAAAGAAATGGGCGCCGCTGAAGCCGTCGACCATTGCGCGTCGTCGGCGAGGTAAAAAACCAGGGCGAGATAAAATTTTGCAAGATACTGGACGGCTGAAATCATCATTTGTTCATGAAGTGCAATTGGTCAGAAATGCAGTGCGTGTTGGGACAACGGTGAAATATGCCGAATACCACGAACACGGAACCAGTCGTATACCAATGCGGAAAATGCTGCCCAGTGAAAAGGTTTCTAAAGACATCGGGACAGAACTGATCAAAGCGTCGTTAAAAAACGCATTGGTCAAAAAAGCGGTGAAGAAACGCTGATGGCGAAAATTGATTATTATCAACTCGGGCTTGATATCCAATCGCTGCTTCGCGGTGATTCATCGATTACGCTATCCGACAAGCAAATATTGGTTGAGTCGACTTCATTTCCGGATCCGTCGATCAATCCGTTCGTCAATATTACGATTGTTGGCCGCGACGCACCTGATAATGAGCAAACCATTTCGGCGTCGACGCGGATTGAAATGCTTGTTCAAGTAAGAATTGTAGTCGCCGCGTTCGATGCGCAAGAAATTCGTAACGCCATTGAACGTCGCGATGACGCGATTGGTGATATCGAACTGGTTCTGGTTGCCAACCCGGATTTGAATGTGCCGTCCAAGGTGAATCATTCCTGGATCACTGGCGGTGAATTGGAAACGGGCGCGGAAAGCAACTTTTACATTGCCTCAGGAACAATTGATTTGACTGTCAATATGACAGCCACGACATAAGGAGGATTTGTCATGCCGTACGGAACAGCCGGTTACATTACCATGGTTCGGCAGAACTCAGGTATCAGTGCGCCGAACACGACTGATTTAGCGCAAACGTCATCTCCCGGGGCCAGTATCAAAGCCTTGTCAGAATCGTTTACGACAACCCTTGACCGGTTTCAAACGGTTAACATTCACAACGCGTTGTATGAGCCGGATGATTCGGCTGGTCTGGAACAGAATGAAGGTGATATCGTTTTTCCTGTTCATCCGGAAAGTATTGGTCATTTTCTCAAATCGTGTTTCAACAACGTAACGGTTGCGTCAATTACTTCGACGCTGGCCAAATCAACGTTTACTAGCGTCACCACAGATAATTATTCCGATGCGGCTGGAACGCCTTATACGCTTGAAGTGTACCGTGACCAAAGTGGTGTCAGCACATCTCGTTACACAGGTATGATCGTGAATCAACTGGCATTCAGTGTCGCCGTGAACCAAGCGTTGCAAGCAACCGCGAACATGGTTGGATTTGGGCATTCGTTGGTTACGCGTGCCACACCGGTGTTTCCAAGTTCCCCGACTGGTTATTTTGATTTTACGACTTGTTCTTTGGCAATCAATGGCACCGGAAACAACTTTGTTGAAGCATTCACAATTACGATTCAAAACAATTTGGAGAAAGTAGGTTCAATCAAAAATAACGCCAATATTGCCCGGATCCAACGGACTGATTCGCAAATGATTCGAATCAACGGAACGATTCACTTTA